GTCATAGCTACCGGGGGTCGGCTAATTTTAGCATCCCCCCCCGGCATTGCAGACCATGGCCGCCAAGGCCGCCCGGAGGTCGCTGGTGCGTTATTCGCGATAGCGACGACCTAGACAGCGGGCAACGACAAGACGCACCAGCGGCCAACTGTGGGCTCCCCGCCTGCGCGGGGACAAGGTTTCACGTGAAACAGGAATGTGGGGTGTATTTGGAAACGCGCGCCGCGCGGTCGAGGGGCGTGGATTTCGGCCCTCAATAGATGCGAGTAGTGGAAACCAACAACAATGTGAGACAACCAATGCACGCGACCGATGGAACTTTGATTGATCGCGAGTTGCGATTAGTAGCTCGGATGGGACGAACCCGCAATAGGTAGCTCTGCGGCTTGAATGAGATCGCCGGTCCCGAGCTCGATGCGGGTCTCGCGGCCGAACATTTCGAGTAGGATGATCTCGCGGTCGCGCGGGCTCATGCCCTGGTAGATCGCATTGAATCCACAGAACGAGCCTGAGGTAATCCGCACGCTCTGGCCTGGCTTGAAGGCCCGCGATTTCGGTGGTTTCGGTAGCCTTACCAGACCGTTGCGCATGGTTGCAGCCTTGATTTTATCGATTTCGGCGTCCGGGCACCGGGCCGGATGGTCGCCGGCCATGATCAGGCCGAGCACGCCGATGGTTTTGGTTATGACGCGCCAGCGGTCGACAACGCGGACGAACAGGTAGCTGGGAAACAGCGCCACGATGCGCGGCGTACCGTTGATGTGGATCCGAATCCGCGGGGCGTAGATCTCAAAGCCTTCGCTGGCGATGCGGATGCCGACGGAGGATTCCCGTTGTGAGACGGTTTGCGCCACGGCCCAAAAGGTCATGGGCTTTGCCTTTACCGCGGCCGCGGCGGGGGCGTCAAATTTGGGCTCGGAAACTCGCTCGTTTTTCGATCTCGAATTCGAACCGAAAAATCCTCTGACTCAGAGTTCTTCTATATAGGACTAGAGTATGTCCCGTCCCGATTTCGCTCCCCTGCCGGGTATGGATTCCGGCGTGGGCGTCGGGACAACAATTGTCCCGGCTTTTTTTGTTGTGTTTACGAGGCTTAGTTGATTTCGGGACAATCGGGACAAATGGCATTGTCCCGTGTGGCGAAATTGTGAATTCAACTGGTTGTCGATTTGCTTTCGGGACACCTACCTGTCCCGGATTAAGGCAAGCTCAAATGAAGCCAAAACCTAGCTGCTGATATTGAGGTTCCCGAGTGCGCTGGTGATGTTCCCATTCGGCCCAAGCACGCAATTTTCTAGCCCACAATTCCGGTGGTGTGTTCGACTTTTCTCGATTGCAGGTCTGGCAGCATGGCTGTGTATTGGTTTCGAGAAATGGTGCTCTCTGAGGATCGAGAATATCCATTGTCACTTGCCATTGTGGGTTTGGCATGTTGGCGTAGGGATCTCGGCAATATGGGCATGTGTTATCGAAGGCGTGCTTGAGAATGTGGGCTACGCGACGGTTGTCCCAACCATAAAGGCGAACGAACTCCTTAGTCGTTTTGCCGTAACGCTTTGCATGACGTTGGATTGTTGAGCGTGCCTTTGCTAACCAAAGATCGGCTTTTTTGCGTTCAGTGCGAGCGGTCGTCTCGCAGGCGATGCAGGCTGCATGAAACTCGGGACCACATATATGTAGTCTACCTTTAGCTCGCTTTCTTCGGAAGAGCGCCTCTTGATCAAACCACCCACGGCACTTTCGGCATTGCTGCTTTACAGGCTCATCGCAAATGAAGTTCATGTTAAGCTCCATCAACAAAATTATAGCATACTTTTTTGGCTGTCGGAATCCTTGCGCCGATTGAAGCGCAGGACCGCTTGGCGGGCGGCGTCCTTGCCTTCCTCGGTGAGCTGCCATTTGTTGCGGATCTTGGTGGTCAGCTTCGGCTTTTTCTTTTCCATGCCGGTGACGAGGCGCTCGACCTTCTTTTTGTATGCCTCGCCGGTTTCGGAGGTCCAACCGAGATCGGTTGCCCAATTGGCGAACGAACCGCCATGGTCGGCCGGCACGTTGAGCATGGCGGCGAGCACGCGATCCTCGTCTTCCTCGGCCTTGTAGTCGTGCTGCTCTTCCTCGCGCTGGCTGATGGGGACGGCGCGTACCGTGCTGATTTGCCTACCTTTTTGGTCGAGCAGCTTATCCGACTTGATGGGCTCGAGCTTGAACGACATGGCCTGGAAGCCTGGCCCGCGGATTTTGTTGTAATGCAGTTCCACCACGTCGTCGCTGGTGCGCCAGAGCGTGAGGTTGCCGTCCATCTCGGCGAGGTAGGCGCCGCCGCCGCGCGGCAGCAATTGGGAAGGATCGGTGACGTACTTGATCGGATGGCAGAGGACGAGGACGCACGGCTTGCCGGGCAACGTCGTGAGCCGTCGCAGCGTGCGGGCATAGGCGCCCATCTGCGTGTTGCTTAATTCCTCGTTGCCGAGAAAGTATGCTGCGCTGGTATCGATGATGACGAGGCTAGCTTCGCCGTTTGCTTTAGCGTCGGCCTCGATCGTGCTCCACATCTGGGCGATGTCGAAGACGCCGGGGATGAACGTGATGTTGTCCTGGGTCGGGTCGTCCTTGCGGAAGCTGTCGCCGCCGATGACGCGCATGCGGACGTCGTCGGGGTTTTCGCCGACGAGGTAGAGCACGCGGCCTTTCTCGACGCGGTGCAGCCCGAACATAGCGTTGTAGTCGGTCGAGCTGACGAGCTGAGCGAGGTGCAGCGCCACCGCGGTCTTAGCGTGGCCGGTCTGGCCGGTGAGCGCATAGATGAAGCGGCGTTGAAAGATGCCATCGACCAGATAATCCGGCGGCACGAAGCCCTTGATGAATTCCGCTTTGCTCAGGATGCGGATCGCGCCTGGTGGCGTCGTTGAGCCGTTGGTGCCTTTCGGCTGATGCGCCTCGACGTACTCGAACGCCTCGCCGATGCGCAATTGCACCACGTCCTCGCCGAAATGTCCGACCAACCCATGCGCTTGCGCGGTTTCGTAGAGCCCATCAGCCGCCGCAGTTTTGTCGAGGCCCTTGCCAACGTAGCCGGCGACCTCCTGCGCCATGTTGCCGAAGATGATCATGCGGCGCTCGATGTCCTTGATCGGCGCCAAAACGCTTTTCCAGACTTCGAAGCCGCGGGCGAATTGGCCAAGCTCTGTCATGCGGCATGCTCGATCCCGAATGCGTCGTAAATGATATCTTCGATCGCTTCCGTGCCCAGCATGTTGACCAGGCCGGCCTTGTAGGCATAGGCGAACAGCGGGTCGAGCGCCTCGCCGAGCGTGAATTCACCGCAGCGAAACAGCAAAAACCGCGCCTCGGCTCGCGCGCGCAAAACCAGAACGGGCGCAATGCGATCGCCGCTCATTGCTTGTCGTCCAGCACGGCGTCGATGAGATTGGCCCGCAGCGTGACTTGGACGATGCGCTCGAGCAGCTCGATCGGCAGCGTGTTGCGCATGCCGGCGGCATGGCAGAGTCGGGCGAAGTCGTCGGCCTCGAGGCGAATAGGGCATTTGCGCCAGCGGTGATAGGCCGGCCGAAGGCGTCCCGTTGTTTCGGCTGATGTGGTCATGGTCGCTCCCATTCTTGCTGGATTGCTTTGAACGTCCGCGCGATATGGCGAGCGAGCGGCTGCGGAATTTTCGCGATCATGGCGCTGGCCATCTTGCGGGCGGGGGACTTGCTGCCGCTGGTCCTCGATGCCGAGCCGGGGTCGTGCCACGACGTCCCGCCCTGCTTGATGCCGTCCGCAAGTCGGCGCCCAACCGGGTTGCGCCCCTTGCCGCTGGTCGTGTTGTGGGCGACGGCGAACCACGAGCCGCCAGTGTTCTTGATGTTGCGCTCGGCGTGCGTATTGAACGCCTGCCCTCGATAATTCGGGTCGCCGTTCTTGTACCCATTCCAATCCAAGCCGCCGACCTTCACGGCCTCGGCCGTCATCGGCATCAGCGCCGGCACGTCGCCCCACAGATAGAACGAGCCGAAGTTCCAGCGCGCGCGCCCCACCCATTTCTGCGCCCCGCGCACGTTCTCGACCACCATCGGCACCTTGTGGCCGGCGGCCTCCGAGGCCTCGCGCTGGATGCGAAAGCACGCCTCGAACAGGCTGTTGTCGGGCGGCGGCAGCGCCTTGGCGCGCTTCCACGGCATGGCCCGGTAGCTGTACGCCTGGCAGGGCGGCGAGGCCACGATCAGCGCGGCGTCCCGGAACTGGCTGCCGTGCAGCGTCAGCACGTCCTGAAGGACGAGCTGGGCCGGATAGCGGTGGTCGCCGTACTGGTGCCGCTCGATGTCGAAGCCCACCACGTCGTAGCCCTCGGCCAGCAGCGCCTCGGTCCAGCCGCCGAGTCCGCAGAAGAGGTCGATGGCGAGCGGCTTCATGGCCGCTCCCCTATTGTGCGCGGAAACAGACAAGGGCAATCGCACAACCATTCGACCAAGACGGCATATTGCTCATGCGCGGTGTTCGCCAGGCTGTCGTGCGGCGTCCAGCCGAGCCGCAGAAAATCCTCGAGCCGCTCGCCGCGCGCGGCATAGGCATAGGTCCATTGGTAGCGCTCGGTCATTGCACATGGACCCGCAGCTGCTTGTTGAACAGCGGCGACACCTTGAGCGCCTGCGTGGGATCGATGATCGAGCAGGCGTAGGACCAGGCGGCACATGCATCTGCCGCATTATTATCGACCACCTGCCAGCCGAGCATCTCGCAGCGCAAGACGATTGCTGCCTTGGCCTGCGCGCGCCGCAGGCTGCGCTCGCCGATGAAATGATGCCGAATGTCGCCGACCGAATAGCAGGCGATCTCGCTGATGCCGCGGATGTGCGCGACGCCGCGGACGATGGCGTGCAGGCCGGCGAGCCGGTCGCGCGTTGACGAATTGGTTGCGCCCACCTTGGCGCCGGGCGGTAGCATGGCCTCGAGCACGATGATGTCCGGCCGCGGCGCCATCTCGAGCAGCTTGCTCATCCAGCCGATGGCCTGGCCGAAGACCTCGCCGTCGCCCGACTCGCGCGTGCCGAAGCGGATCGAGCCGGCGATGGGCCGGCCGCCGACGACGCCGCGCGCGTATCCTGTGACAGTCGCGAGGTCGAGGGCGAGCACGTTGGTCACAGTAAGCGTTCCTTCCTTTGATTCGCGCGCTGTTGCTTGGGCGTTGCCCATCGGCAATTGGTCGGTTCATAATCTCCGTCGTTGTTGATGCGGTCGATTGACATACCAGCGGGCTTCTCGCCCATGTCGGCCAAAAAATTCTTGAATATATGCCAGCGTTCGCACACCTTGACGCCGCGACCGCCATACCTCTTGTAGGAATCCGTATTCACGTTCTCGCACCTGCTCAACATCCCAACCCAAGAGTTATAAGTTCCACTTCTTGCGCCGCGTCGGACATGACCGTGTGTGACGGGCCAGCAACAGAAACCATGATCGCTCTTTTTGAGATCGTTAATACGCACTAGCGTCTCCGCGCCACACGCGCAGCGACACAACCATTTACCCTCAACTCGTCGAATGGCCGTGCGCGTTCCGAATTTCTGGCCAGCTAAATTATGCGGCGGCGGTCGATAGTTGCGCCGCGGTAGACATCCACAAGACTTCACGAAACCGCGACGAAGATCACTGGCGGCACTGACTTTATGATTTCCACAGTCACAGAGGCATAGCCAAGTCGCACTTTTGCGAACTGAACCATCGCGGCGAACCGCAACAAGCCGGCCAAATTTTTGTCCCGAAAGGTCAAGCATCAGATCAATCTTTCTTTCTCGACCAACTCAGCATAGTCACGTGCGATCTCTGCCATAATCGCGATCTTGCGCTCGGCATCCTTGGACCTCATCTTGCCGTCCGCCACACGACGATCGAAGACCGTCTTGCGCATCGCCAGCTCGCGCAGCGCCTCGCGGTGCTTTTCCTCGGCCGTGAATTGCGCGAGGCCGAGGATGTCGGTCATGCGGTATCAGTAATGTCGCGAAGAAATGCGCTCATCTTGCCGCGTGCCCGCCGCCGTGCTTCGTCGGCAGCTTGCATTTCCTTTTCCGCGGCAGCGGATGACTGTGCGGCTTTGCGCAATTTTATCGTGGCATCATCAAAGAGGTCGTTGACGGTCGCAAACTTGAAATCAACCTTCTCGAATTTCTGTTCGTCGTCTTCCTCGATGTCGGCACCCGTCGCGTAAGAAGCCGGGCGCGTCAGATACTCAGGAACGGTAAAGCCACCGATGGAAAACAAATCTGGGCCATGCTTTCGGGGCGGCTCCTGCCACTTTTTTGTAGTGGCTTCCATGAGCGCGTCGAGCACCAACGAGACAAATTTGGTCGGGTCTTTGGTATATTGCTTCCGAATGCGATCGCGGAAGCCTTCGGCGGTGCCGCCTTCTTCCGCTTGACCTTCAAGATATCGCTTCTTCTCAATGCCTAATAGCTCACGTAATGAGTCAGCGACCATGCTGGTCATGGCTACGATCCTTTCTTTGCGATGTGGTTCAATACTTCGGTGAGGGCGTTGGCGCCGCGCTGAATGTCGGGAAGCGCCTGGTGGTCAATACGTAAGCGGTCAATCAAACGTTGACTGAAATCTGCATCGTCAAGACGATCAAGAACATCGGTCGCAAACTCGTCATTCGCCCAAGCGATCGTTCCTCGATACGCGGCTTCACTGAGTCGCAACAAAGTCTCACGCTTGCTATCTTCGGCTGCGGCTGCATCGCGCTTGCGTTGCTCGAATGCTTGATAGGCTTCCGGTAGCGATAGTCGTTCGTCAGCGACCAACTCGGCGAGATCAGAAGCCTCGGAGCGTAGCCGGGCGAGCTTTTCCTCATTCGACTCGAGATTGGCACGTTGCGCCTTTGCCGTAGCCAATGCCTCGTCTAGCTTCGCCGCTCCATCGCGCACCGCCAACGCCAACTCGCGCGAATAGCCCAGCACCGCGCGAGCTTGCGAGAGGCGCGCCTTAGAAACGTTTTCAAGTTTAGTTTCTGAACTTGAACCTTTTTTTCTCAGTCCACCGTGCTTGGCCTCCGGGTAGAGGAATGCGAGCCGCATCGCCTGTTGCCCTTTGGTTAGATTGCGGTGCTCGCTCTTGTCCGCGACAAACGCCTTTATTGACTCGTCATCCTCAAACTGCATCACCTCAAACCGCGGCTCAACTCCGGCAATCTCGCACGCACGCAATCGGTTTCTGCCATCGACCAACATTTCGCTTGCGGCACCGTTGACGCGGCCGAGAATGATCGGATCGCGTTGCCCATGCGCTTCGATGCTTGCCGCCAATGAGGCGAGCTCCTCCTCATCCATCAGTCGCACGCATTCTGCCGCCGGATGTATCTTGATGTTGCTCATGCGACCTCCTCTCGATGTGCTTCCACGCACGCGCGGGCGCGGCGGCGGCTTCTCGTTAAGTGAACCAGATTGATTTGGTCGTGACGGGAATGTTCGCGAGCGCCCACCTTGGTCCTGATCGCGCGGGGGCGTCAATACGTAGGCCCGCTGGTACATTTCGCGCCCGAGAAAAATTATTGGTGACCGTTTTGGCTACTGCCGCGTTGCGGATTTCCCAATGATTGTCGCGGAATAGTGCCTCTGCGCCGCGACTGCGAAGTACGCCGGAGTCGCGCTGTCCGCTGCGCCTGCGCCGCGCTCGCCTTGACTATTTATTTTCATGAGCGAAAGTTGATTGGTGGAAATGCAGCGCCAAATAGGTCGTGAATAGTGGCAATGAATGGAAACGAGCAGCAACCAATAACAATGAGTGGAAACCTGATGCGCTCGCCGCGGATGAACCTGACGAGTGACCTGTCCGCTGCGATCGCCGCGCGCCCGGCCAGAAGGCTGGCGAAGTCCAGAACGACTACGCCGGGCGCGCACTTTGACTGGAGCTGCCCGCGATGACGATCGAGCGCATCGAGATCACTTCTCGCGAGCAATGGCTCGCGCTGCGAAAGCCAGACGTGACCGCCAGCGTCGTTGCCAGTCTATTTGGTTGCCATCCCTACGTTTCGGCTTTGAAACTCTACCTCGCGCATTCCGGGGTCGAGTTCGACGAGGCCGACAATCGTGTGTTTCGCCGCGGCCGATTGATGGAGCCGACGGTCGCTTTGGCCGTCTCCGAGGAACGGCCGGACTGGCGCATCGAGAAATGCGATTCCTACTATCGCGACCCGGATCTGCGGCTTGGCGCAACACCCGACTTTCTGATCCATGGCGACCCGCGCGGCCTCGGCGTGCTGCAAACGAAAACTGCCGCCCCGTATATCTACCAACGCGATTGGGAAGGCGGCGCCACCGTGCCGTTCTGGGTGCAGCTACAGGTGCTGACCGAGGCGATGCTGACCGACGCCGCATTCGGCGTCGTTGCCGTCCTCGAAATCAATGCATTCGACCTGGCGCTGAGCATCATCGAAGTACCGCGTCACCCTGCTGCCGAGCAGCGCATACGCGATGCGGTCGCCAAGTTTTGGGACGACGTCGCCGCCGGCCGCGAGCCCGCGCCTGATTACGGCAAGGACGCCGAACTGCTCAAGATGATCGCGCCGCGCGAGGTCGCCGACAAATCAATCGATCTCAGCGGCGACAACGAACTGCCGGCACTGCTCGATCAGCGCGCCGAGATCATGACGGCAATGAAGGGCTACGAAGCCCGCAAGGACGAAATCGAAACGATGCTGAAATTCAAAATGCGAGACGCTGAAAGTGTCGTCGGCTTGCCGGATTGGAACATCACCTGGAAGACGACGCACAGAGCAGAATACGTCATGAAAGCGAAGGACATCCGCACGCTCCGCATTCATCACAAAGGACAACCATAATGGCCGAAGCCCGAGCAACCAAACAAGCAAACCCGCTGGTCGTACTCAACACTTACCTGCAAGAGCGCGTCGATTCCTTGCGCACGGCGTTACCGCCCCACATGAAACCGGAAAGGTTTATCTCGTCGGTGATGACCGCAGTGCAGCTCAACCCTGCCTTGATGGCGTGCGAGCGGCGTTCGCTCTGGCTTTCCTGCATGCGCTGCGCGCAAGACGGCTTGCTGCCGGACGGCCAGGAAGCGGCGATCGTGCCCTACAAGGACAAGGCGCAATATTTGCCGATGTACCAAGGGCTGTTGAAGAAGTTCCGCAACAGCGGGCAGTTCCGTTGGGTCGGCACCGGCATCGTCTTCGAGGGCGACGTTTACGAGCATTGGATCACCCAGGAGGGCGAGCACTTTAAGCATGTGCCCGCGGACGATAATTCCGGCAAGAAAATCCGCCGGGTCTACGCGCTGGCGACCACCAAGGAGGGCGGTAGCTTCATCGCCGATCTTTCCATGGCCGAAATCGACAAGCGCCGCGCCATGAGCCGAGCCTCACGCGACGATGCACCTTGGAAACAATGGCCGGACGAAATGATGAAGAAAACGGCGCTGCGCGTGCTCTCGAAGCTGCTGCCGAAATCGAGCGACATCGATATCTTCCTGCAGCGCGACGAGGCGGAATCGCTCGGCGTCGAAACCGTCCAGACAATCGACGACCAGCGCGGCGCGGCATTCGGCAACGTGCTTGATCATTTTGCCGGGACGACCGCGGACCAGCCTTCGACGGGGGCGACGCCGACTGTGCCACCGCAAACCGAGACGATGACAGAGGACATGCCAAAGTGAGCAGAAAACGGGTCGAGGACATAGAGCTGCCGGACGCCGTGTACATGATGCGGATCGTCAGCATCAAGCAGGCGGCGCAGTTGGCCGGCATCAGCGAGCGGACGCTCAAGGACAGTCACCCCGACAAGGTGATTCAGATCAGCCCTGG